ACTGCCCGTCACCCCTAGCAAGATCACCACAAAAATCAACAACGCCAACAAAACAATCACCTTGATTGATGAGGGGCAAGTTAACCTGTTAAAGAAAGCAGAGTTGACCGATGTTGAATTTGAGTGCATGATCCCGCAAACCAACTATCCGTTTGCTCTGTACAAATCGGGCTTTCTGGGAGCAAGTTTCTTTCTTGCCTACTTTGAACGCCTGAAAACAAGTAAAAAACCGTTTCAGTTCATCGTTGTTCGGATGAAGCCGAACGGACGGATTTTGTTCTCTACTAACCTCAAAGTGACGCTTGAAGATTATACCATCGTTGAGGATGCCGGACAGGGCTTAGATTTGACGGTGAAAATCAATTTGAAGCAATGGCGGGATTACAGAACAAAACTTGTAAACATCCAACAAAATGATGATTCCACGATCACGGCCACGGTACAGGCTACACGGGCGGCAGAAACCGCCCCCACGCCTACCGCTGGACAGACTTACACTGTGAAATCCGGCGATTCTCTTTGCGCCATTGCAAAGAAGTATTACGGTAGCAGTAGCAAGTATACGGATATTTACAACGCCAACAAGTCCGTTATCGGCGGCAATCCGAACTTAATCAAGCCCGGTCAAGTCCTGACTTTGCCGGAATCTAGCTAAAAGGGGGTGCTTTTGTGAAC